ATCGGTTAGACCGTATTATTGTCAAAGTCGTCGACTTCCAAGGTGCAAAAAAAATGACTTGCTCAATCCCGTGGCATGGGATCAAACAAGCTGTACAAAACAACCGGGAAGCAAACACAATTAAGTGTTAAACAACTTCGACCCCAATACGGGATAAAAACTCTACAACGAGAGAAGTGGCATCGACCACCACTTTTTAAATTTAACGTCTTGCGACGGTAGAACGTTTACGATACTGCAGCTGGTGTAGTAGAGTAAACATAGTACGTTGGTATATTTAGAAAAAATACCGTTGAAAAATCAGGACCCACATTAAACCATGCTTGAGCATGATAATAATCGGATCCTCGATTTTTATAATTTTTATCAATATAATTGATAGTAACAGAGTCTTTTGTGGTTAGACCTGTTTTACCTAAAGTACGAGTTGCTGGTGAAGTATCATACATTGTAAAATTAGAATACATAGGAGCATTAAAAGATACTCCTGTATTAGTACGCTCATTCAACATCAATGATCCAGCAGCGGTCCTCAAATCTGAGGACATAACCTTACAATAGGGTCCCATCAAATTAGAATTCATAAAAGTACCAATAGGTGCATATTTAGCTTTTGTTAATATTTCAGGGGATCTATCAACAAAAACTGTTGAAGGTTGGTAACCATTAATATTCAAGTTCCATGTAAATGAACCACGTTCACCCAAAAAACATGAAGATATTAAGTGATACGGAGATAATTTTACAAAATTATACCGCTCAGGTGCCGCACTTGTAATACCTGTAGCAACATGAATTCCGTTCGGGTCGTAACCTTTATACAAAGGTCTTCGAGCCATAACGACTTTCTCAAGATATTCTCCTGTCGCATTTTCCAAAATTGGAAATCCATTCGTATAATTAGATCGCATCATTAATTGCCTAAATGAAACTACTTTCTCGCCCATATAGACTAAATTAAGATTAGGATCAGCACGAGAAGGTTCACCCAAACAAGTCTCATCACTTTGAACAGAGTAGGAATACAAGTCACTTTCAATCTCTTTAGGCGCAGAAAATTCCAAATTATCTGCACCACGAACTGAGACCATAACTGTAATAGCTGCTGTAGTAACAGGAGAGGTTTGCTCGTTGAGAACACGAACTGTGAAGATACCATTAACAGTATCACTATTGTCTGTAGCTAACGGAGAAACTCCAAACATTGTAGATGTTAATGAAGATGGCGTTTTCAAATAGGCTACTCGCTGATTATAAGGTATGCGGATGCTTACCGTAGTATCTTCAGTGATATCTAAAATATGAGTATATACCTCTGTAGTTGAGTCGGCTGTATTAGCTACATCACCTACAGGATCCCATGAAAATCGCAGTCTACCTCTATGGTACTGAGAACACAGGACTTTAAAGTCATAAATAATATCACCACGCCAGAATTCGAATAAATTGGAAGCAACCCACATAGGTGTACCACTTATCAAATGTTGATCTGTATCAGCAGTAACTACGCTCATAAATGGATTGACATATGAATTCCACAATAATGTATCCAATGCATCAGTTGCTAACCACGTAAAATTAGTCAAATAACTACTACGCTGGACAAACTGGGAGATTTGTAAATTGTCACATTCAGTATCTCCAATACATTGGTTATTGATAGTCAATTCATTCTTAGAATCAACAGTTAAACGCTCAGTAGGTCCACTAATATCACTTACTCCAAGTCCATGAAATGGTAGATTCTTGAAAGGTTGAGTATCGGAACATACAGGTACTTTAGTATAACCGAACAATGAAGCCACATTAGAAACAGCGTCTGCTGCAATAGAGGTAGCAGTCATATACGGTCCTATATATGGTATAGACGATAATTTACCGGCCGCCCTAGCTATTGCTGAAGCAGGTTTCGAGACTGCTCCATCACGGGCATACTCGTCACTCTGTACGGCAAGCTCAACTGTAAGACCTGACAATTCAACGTCTTCCAACCAAGCATAAACCTGAATATGGATATCAGCGACTGCTACAGAATTAGCATTAAGTAACACACCAACTGAGTCCATATGAATTCTACCAAAGTCAGATACAATACTAGATGTAGTTATATCCAGCCATTCAGTGGTACTGATAAATGGACACATTATCTCACCACCTTCACAAGTTTGGGGGTAAATCCAAATGTGTGGTCTTTGGCTATAGGACACCAAATGATCACCTGCAGAATCCACTGGAGCTGAATCAAGTGTATCATTCAAAGGCTTATACGACGCCAACACTGCACCATAATAAAAAGGTGAAGCATTAATTACGAACTTAAGTCTGAGGTTTCCTCTCAAAAACGCATAATTATCTACCTTTCTCTTGATAGATGGATGACCGAGATACAAATCCCACACACTAAAACTCGTATTGATAGATCCACCAACTGACCAAGAAATATCCTTGATCTTGACAGGTCGTTTCAAATACTCATTCAAATTCGTATTTGGCATCGTGGAAGGTTTATACCACGAATTAGCTGGTTGCATAACAGCAGTACCCTCATCTACATCATCAAAACAAACATTAATTTGCTCTGTAGAGGCAGGTTCAGGAGTATCACGTACCATTTCCTCGGATTGAACAAGAAGATCTAGTTCATCGCTAAGAAACGGATATGGTTCATGACAGTTAAGACAGCAGCTAACATTTGCAATGTCTTGAGATGCTTGATTAAAAATTTTATCAAGCAAGATATGGAGCTTAAAAGGTGTGATAATAGTTTCATCATACAATCCTTTAAGGAGGTCCATACTTTTATAAAAAGAAAATAGAATTTCTTTAATTTGTGAAGAGTTAAGCTCCTCAATCTGTTTTTTATTAATTTGATTTTCTGGAAATGCATACATTACGTTATAAACAAACTGTCCCGTACCTTTACCACCCTTAGGTAGACTTACAGTCATAAGTCTCAGCAATCAACCTACACTACGATTTGTGTAGACGCTAATATTGATTGCATCCGTACGGACACAAGCGCTAATCACTTGTGAGTTTTATGTTAAAATAGAATTATGAAATATAGAGGACGATACTATATAAAATTTAGACAGGCACTAAAAACATATAATTAACCTGTTGTCTGTATTGAACTAATGTCCAATACTCAAGAAAGTGCAAATGCACCGCTTGGTTTGTAGTACAAAGTACATAAATGTAATTAAATAGATCCAATGAGATATGAATCCATATAAATTACAAATAACACACATAGTGGATATAGTATTGAAGAAGGTAAATCTTTTCATGGTAAAAAGATAAACCAAACCAATACACATCCAAAATTGAGTGAGAAATTCCAAAATGATCTGATCCATACACACCATATGAGGAATAGATTGAGTTTGTTCAAGGACATTCTCAAAACCTGTTGTATCATCAAAATAACATATATCCGATTGAACTTCAAAAGAAGTGTCTTTGAATATTTTATTATAAGATTTGCAACGCTTGGAAGCAATTTTAAAACAATTGATCAATTCATTATAAGATAGGAAAGTCGACTCTTCTACAAAGAGTTCCCAACCCAACTTTTTAACCACACTTTGTAAAAGAATTAATTTTTCATTATAAATATCTTCACCATAATAAAAATATTCACGAAGTGCAGTGGTTATGACTGAAATACCTTGTGCTTCAGAACATACCGATTTAGATTGACACCATGTCATTAACATCTTTTCAATTGAATCATGATCTAAAGGCGCTAGCATACAACCTACCGTAGAATTATATTTCCACTCTCTTTTTAAAAAAGAAGCGTCTTTAATATTGATAAATGGTACACTCTCAGCCTCTTTATCAGCCATTGTATATACAATGTCTAAAGCTGCAAATTGCCCAGATATGGCAGTATGATTATACCAATCACAACTCTTATGAACTGACATAATATTATCATCACCATAAGTCATTAGACTAACGTTCTCTTTAAAACCTCCCGTGAAACCAGGAGGTGCTAATTTAAAGAAAGCGTATCTCATGCGCAAACTATTAACGAGACCATTAATCACCACTGTTAAAGGATGTCCAGATGGATTAGAACCAAGTAATTGCAAAAGATCACCGTTAAAATCAACGAGCGCAAAGGCCATATCTTCCGCAATACCACGAATCACCAGAATTTCATCTTTAGTATAATTGCCAGATAATTCACAAAAGAATATGATAATATCAAATGCCGCTAAAGTTTCTTTAGGCGTCATCCTTTTATCGTAAGCTTTGTAGTCTCCAGCCACTATGCGATCATCACCATGTTTAACAATATACTCATATAGCTCTTCCCATTCAAGGGATTGAGCTATAGTACCAGGTGCTGATTCAAAAGCAAACCGCTCATTTTGTTGCAATCTAGCGAAGGATAATAGAAATTTCCGTACTACTATAGTCCAATCAAAAGAAGCTCCGGTAAACACTCGTGTTTTACCTATGCGTGCTTTCTTAAAAGTGACAGGTTCATCCTTAAGATGAGCACAGAAGTTAGGATGAGCCTGTTTACCACTTAGATAAGTTTCAATAATTTCATCAACTCGCTTCATAATCTCATCGTCAACCTTTACTGGATCCGGCATGCCGTGTTCTTCCGGCACACTAACCATAAAATACTTTTTTGATTTCTTCCATGGGTTTCCAGCGCTAGTATTTCTATTGATTTTATCAATATAAGCAACCTGAGCGCCATTTATAGCAGTGAAATTATCTAATGGCATCAACATATCCTTGATAATCTGAGGATCAATCGAAGACATAACATCAGATATGTAACTTTCAACGCACAAATTTAATATGCCCGTATCCAATGTACAAATAGGTTTAACCAAATCTTTAGCTGCTATGTGCCATGGAACCCAAGATCGCATCTCGGGTTTCGTATACTTAAAATCATAGCCATGATCTTTTAATATATTGGACATAGGTGTATTTACAACACTGGATTTGCTCTTACCTCGAAAATCAGTAAATGATCCATAAACGTGAGCGGCACCTCCATTAAGATATCTAAATACAGATTTCTTATGTAAGTCAGTTACTACACGTTTTGCAGAAGAGGATGATACTAAAGTAAAATCTCCAGACTCCACATTATATGGAGTTAAACTATTATAAATCTCTGTAATAAGTTTCCCATCAACTGAAGTGGAATATGATTGTTCTGGCGAAGCATTACTTGCCAGAAAATGAAGTCCCACAATAGAATAACCATAAGAAGAATTAATTATCAATGGAGATCCACAATAACCTGCAGTAGTATGTGTGGAAGGATAATTTTTCCAGCATGATACTGTAGAATCAATGTTGTGTTTAGGAAACTTAAAAGATCTCTCTTTACATAATGTAATTTTCTTAGATGTGTTGATATCTACTTTCCCATCTGTAGATTTACTGACATATGCACCGTTAAAGACACCATTCGAATCTCCAATTTGGAAATATTGAATGATTTTCTTCATTGGAGGTAACTCTCGCAATGTTAAAAAGACAAGGTCTTTATCGGGTACACGATGAACATCAGCTTGAGACAACACAAACGTCATATCACAAGATATTCCGATTTTACCATCAATGACAACCTTTATTGTCGTACTAGCATCAAGAGGTGGCACATTATGATTATTTGACATCCATACATGTCCACCTAAACATACCATTCTAGCACGTATATAATTGTTTGTATTAGGTCTCCGAATCTCAATATAAGCTACATTCTTTGCAACTTTTTTGCAAAAATCGGTAAACTCCATACTTTTTGATGAGGCACTTTGACGAGTAAAGTCAGCAGAAGATAAATCTAATGTATTATTATACCACACATTCTCGCGCCCATTTAACTCTGCAACTGGTGTTGTACCAACAGCTTCAGATTCACCACTTTGAGGTTCAGTGGAGAATCTTGTCGCAATTTTATACAATGTAAATGATGTTGCAAGCATACTAGCCAAGCTCAATAAGGCTTTAGGATGAGACAATCTCAATTGCATACGTTCACCCATTGCTTGCCAATTATCAATATTGGATATACGTCGGTAATAGTTGTAAGTCAATTCACGTATGCGCATCTTATTATTCTTGTATGTGACATACATTTTATAGTAATACACAACATCAATAAAAGTTTGCGATTTATATATCTTAATCAAGACATACCATATCATCGTGAAAAGTACACACAAGTACATATAGAATTCATTGGAAACAACTTCATTAGATTGAACTTGCAATCGCTGACATAATGTTTCTGGAAGACCACAACACAAGCAAAATTCACAAGCTCTCATCACATTGAGAGATTTCTCTACTCTGTGTTGATCCAGATTAAAAGTGTCAATGGCATCTCGATACCATATCAATAATTCTTTTAAACTGATATTTTCTTTAATCATTTCCATTTTAGCCCATCGTTTACCTTCAGTTAGAGGTACAGGTCGAACTAATTCAATATTAAACAACCAAATGTCAGGGTATGGACCTAAGTCCATATCCTGTAATTTTGAAGAATTTAACATGCCTCGCTCATCTTTGTACTCTTCTCGTACACGAGGCGTAATAATGAAAGGAAATCGTCTTTGAACAGCTGAAGGGCAAGAAAAATAGTGATAAGCATTTAAGTTTTTCACATTCGTCGTTGCAACAACAAGCTTTGCCCGAAAAGGCGTTCGACCTTTAGCTTCCAATTCAGCTTGATTTGGACAAAAAGCTTGATTATTCATAATTTGAATAATCTCATTAACCGAAGCTGGATCTTGCATTTCTGGAGCTTGGTTAGCAACATCATCCAAAATCACCGTATGAACAGAACTGTTGAAATTACTCCAAAATGGATCAGCAGAATTTCTTGTATAACAAGCTTCTGGTCCCAAAGGTAATTGCATCTTTTTAGCATAATAATGGGTGAGAATAGCGGTAATAGAAGTTTTACCAATACCAGAATCACCATATATTAATACACCAAAAGGCGCCTTACGATTTTTCTTTGCTGCAGATTTGGTATTCATCTCATCTCGAATCATTAACATGTTATTGAGCTCAGATTTAATCATATTAATATCAGTTTTATCAAGACGGAAAGAATGTTTTGAAATATTCTCAAGTTTTTCAATAACATGATCCACTTCTAAACGAAATTCGCTTTCAGTAAAACCATGTTCCTCAGGATTCGATAATAAAAGAGACCAACGTTTAAGCTTGGAACATGTTTCAAATATCAATTTATATTCGCCACCTGAATGAAATAAACTCATGGGATCACGAGTAATATAAACTTGATAACCACGTTCAGCTATAAAAAGAGCTGTGTCAAAGAGAACATACAAAAAATCAGACTTTTTGTAATATTTCTTTTTCATAGCAGCTTTCTCAAGACTCGTGTAACCAAGTGTTTCAAGCGATATTCCAATTTTTTCAAAGATAGATAAACTCATAATGTACATTGTGCATTTATAAAGTTTAATCATAATAGGACTGTCATTAATATTTTTATAAGTATTTAAAAGTTCTCGAGCAGATGATATGAAATCACCGCTTTGAACTTCAAAATCTCCAAAAATTTTAGTAATGAAAGGTATAGCTCTATCTTTAATCAAATGGAATAAACTTTCATTGAATCTTAATTTCAAGAAAATAGTAGCTGCACGTATAATAGTATGCGTGCGAGACTTTCCTTCAACTTTTTCACATGATAAATCGATAAAATATATGATATCTTCAATCAATTTTACAAGGAATTTTTCATCAAAGTGAGGTGTACAATAGGAATATATATTCTCGATAATTCCAGATTGCACATTAAAATCTTTGGCATAAGATTCTAAATACTTTCTCTCAATAAGATCAATAGAGTTCGTATTTTGATAGAGAGTATCAAGATATTTTTGGCGTTTTGCAGATACGATAATTTGAGATAAATTTCGTTCCTCCAATTGTGAAATGACAGAATTCATTTCCTCAAAGTAGGTGAAAGATTCTTGAGATTCACCATATATATCATCAGATATTTCTGTGAATTCACCATAAATATCAATATCATCAAAATCTTCATCAGGCGATGATAAATCGAAATCTGATAAGATAATACGTTCATGAATATCTTCTGTTGAATGAACAGGTAATAATTGTGGATCTGCCACACCAGAAAATATATTTTCTGTAAAAGTGCTCTCAGCTGCAAAGATGCGTTGATAACACGCAAGAGTTTCTTGAGGTTCCAAAGCATCATCTCCATAAATGCGTAAAATACGCAATTCTTCTGTTGAATAAACAGGTAAAGGTTGTGGGGCTACCACATCGTTTGTAAGCCGGGCGTTACCGCGGACATCGCTTTCTCGTGTTGCTTTAATTGTGACCATAGTGAAAGTTTTAAAAGGGGGGGGGACGGGCATTTTCAGTTATTCAGGCTGAAAAATCCAAAAGACCTGGCCATGTTGTAGAGCCTACTAAAGGTTACATGAAAAACCATTATTAATAAAATCGAGAATTTTTTATTTTTATAATTTTTATTTTGTTTTTATTGTTTTTTAAAAATATAGCTATAAGAGGCATCTGAGGTGCATTATAGTAGAAACTCCAAATATAAGGAGGGAAATATAGCTAACTTACATGAGTTAGTAGAGACAGAAATAATATATAAGATATGTCAAGATCTTATAAATTATAACAGGGACAAATAAAAGGGGTTTAAAAAGAATTAAGGGAAACAATATGTCGAATCACTTTTTAAATGATACGGGTATTGATTTACCATTAATAGCAAAAACAGGGATGATATTAGCCTAGTAGCGGACAAAAATATATAGATATGGGGTTTTAGTGCCATAAATTATAATTTGTTAAGCGCTAAAAAGATAAGTATCTATAAGCCTGAAGAGGATATATCTGGTTAAATCTTATAATTCAATTAGATATTACAGGTACAAAACGATTAGTTAAGTTTGAATAATAAATTTGAAAAATAAATTTCATACTATTAATTTAGAAACGACGGAATCTAGTGATAGTTCACTAGAGACGGACTTGTTGTAATTACAACAAAAACATGAGAGAGAGGGGAAAACCTCTCTCCC